GGCGAACTCGTCCCGATGCCGAGGTTGCCGCCGTTGGGCTGCAACACCATGTCGTAATTTGTTGCAGTGCCATCCCAACGAGTCGCTTGCAAATATGCATTGCCGCTGGTTAACGCACCGCCAGCAAGTCCGAAGCCAGACGAGCCAACAGCCACACCGTGACCACCCGCACCCGCAGCAGGGACAGAGGCAAGAGCGGTATACGCGCTTTGCAGTTTGTTGTTAGGACTCGCCGTCCCGATGCCGAGGTTGCCGGAGGAGTCGAGGCGCATCTTCTCGGCACCAGAATTGGCCCAAGTCAGGGCGGTGCTGCTTGCAAGAAGCCCCATAACCCAAGACTCTTGGCTGTCTTGGAACAACTGAATTCCCGTCGCCGTTGCGTTGGGATTGTTGACCATGAAAGTGGCCGAGTTGGAAGCCGCGCCTGTGCCGACCTTTGCGCTGCCGCTAACTTGCAGTTTTGCCCCCGGCGTACTCGTCCCGATGCCGAGGTTGCCGGAGGAGTCAAGGGTGAGTTGATTTGTACCGCTTCCACCAGTTTGAATAGCAAAAGATGACCCACCAAACAGCGTGGCAAGCGTCGTGGTGCTGCTCGTCGTGTTGAGCGTGAAGCCGAACGAACCCGTGGAATCGTTCTGGCGATAGGAGTTGCCGACCACATGGAGCCGCTGTACCGGCGAAGTCGTCCCGATGCCGAGGTTGCCGGAACTATCAAACCTAGCCGCCTCAACGCCGCCCTCCGTGAAGGCAATCGTGTCTGCGGCGGGGAAGAAGATGCCGGTGTTGGTGTCGCCGGTCGTGGTGATAGACGGCGCTGCGGCAGAACCGGCAGCGAAAACCACCGACGCAGATCCGGTAACTGTCATCGTCCCGGCCACCGCCAGCGTCTTGCCGGCGCCGACATTGAGCCCCACCGAGGTGCCGCTGCCGGCGGCGGCGAACAGTCCGTCCACCAGGTCCAGGTTGGTGTTGATCTTGCCGCCCCAGGTGTCCGCCGATGCGCCGACTTCCGGCTTCGTCAGGCCAAGGTTGGTGGTTGTAGTGTCAGCCATGTGTCATTCCCTCAAGCGGCCTGCAAATAGGCCGGGTGTGTCTTCTCTGTCCAAGTCTTCGTCGCAGAGGCGACTACGGAATCACCCGCGTCGGCTTGACTGTCATGGAAATGCGCCCCTGGCTGAATGCCGCGCGCTCGTTCTGCAGGATCATGTCCTCGATGGCCTGCCCGTAGAGCGGGGTCCAGAGGGCGACGCGCTCGTCGTCGCGCAGGTACGGGGCCGCCTGCAAGAGCGACCCGTAGAGGTACACATCAGGGTGCCGCTCCAATATCCAATTCGAGGCATTGGAGTCCGAGAGCTTGGCAAGAGTTGCCACATATGTCAGCTCTGCGGTGTAGCTAGTGTCGGGCGGCGGCAGCGTCTCGACTTGGTCTACAATCAGCGCAAAATATTGCGGCTTGCCGGTCGTGCGGTAGACGGTCTTCTTCGCGTCAAGCTCGTCCTCGGTCAAGAACACGAGCTGCTGCACGGGCGCCGTCGAGGTCAGCACCAGCGACTTTGCAGACAGAAAGTCAGACGGGAGCGTGGTGAACTGCGCGCTGATAGTAATATCCACGCGCTTGACCATCTTCTGCGTCGGCAGACGGCGCTCGAGCTGCGCCTCGGCCAACGAGATGAAGTCCGGGATGACCGACGTCAGGTCGTCCCGGTTCAGCCAGTCGGCGATGCTCGCCCTAAGCGCGCTGTATGATGTTAGAGCCATCCACCTGTTCCTTCATCGCCCATGCGCCTTCGTGTGAATACTCGAAGGTCCCGATGTGCTTAACCTGGTGCGAGAGGTCATGGTCCACGAGTACCTCGTATCCCGCCTCGCGCGCCTTGCGGCAGAAAAACACGTCCTCGCCGATGTAGTGATTCCCGATGGTGCTGTAGGGGATCGCAAACCACGGCGCCTCCACCTTCTCGAACACCTCGCGCTTCACCATCATCACCCCCATGCCGATGTAATCCACCGGCTGGAGCCCCTCAGAGTCCGGCGCGGTATACACCCGCCCGATCTCGCCGTTGTTGTCCATCATCGCCACCGGCTTGACCGGCATACGGCGCGTCGCATAGTTCGCGGCCACGATCGGCTTGTCGCGCAGCATGAGGTGCCCGATGGTCTCCCTCGGGAACCGCATGTCTGAGTCAAGCCAGAGGAGATAGTCCGCCTTCTCCTCCAGAGCCTGCCGCGCAAGCTCCATCCGTTGAGAGGCGATCAGAGTCCCGTGCGAGGTGTAAAGCAGCACACGGTCGTCCGTTGTCGCGGTGTGGAACGACATCGCGCGCGCTAGGTCATAGGCGAACGAGGTCATCACCGTGTCCCTTGCTGGGACTAAAATTGCGACCGAGCGGCTCATACGCGCCCCGGTCGTGTTCTAAAAAACCTGTTGTCTGCGTCGTTCAGCCAGGCCTTCATCTTCTTCGGGTCGTCAACGATGCCCTGACTCTTCAGCCGGTAGAACAACGGCATCGGTATCGAGGCCACCTTGCTCCACTCGCCCCAGCGCGTCCTCTCGTCGGTCGCTGAATACTGGGCCTTGTTCTGCTCTACGATGTCGCCGACCTCGAAGACCGTCTCGATGGTCGCCTCGTCAGAGTCGGCGTCGTAGTGCCACCACTTCGTGGTGCCTGTCGTCGGGTCAAAGTCAAAAAGCTTCTTGCCCGTCGATTGCATGTTCACCTCAACTCAAAGGGCGCCGGCACAATTACCGGCGCCCCCGAGTTTACATCACCCGATTAGGTCGTGGTGAGGTCAGCCGCGAGGCCGTGCGCGGCCTCGGTGTTGACCTTCAAGCCCCACTCGACGAGGATCATGCGCTTCTCGGCGTCGCCGGTCTTCGCAAGTTGCACGGTCTGGAAGGGACGCAGGAAGGCAACGCTGGCGTACTCGGGGTCGAGCACGAAAGCATCACGCTCACGCATGAACCTGTTAGGCACGGTGGCCACGTTCCCGAAATCGCTCACATAAACGTCCGCTGAGGCGATTATGGTTGCAGGCTTGTTGCCAGTCACTTCGCGACGAATCTCCGCGATACCCGCGAAGCCCGAAACGCGCTGCTTGTTGACGGGGCCGACCATCAGAATCTTCGGCGTACCGCCAGCGGCCCACACCTTCTGAATCACGCTCTTGAGAATCGTCTCAGTAAACGTGCGCAGGTTGGCGTCGGTCGCGTCCGTGCGGGTCGCATTCGGCTGCGTGGTGTACGACGGATCAGCGCCGCCCGTGCCCTTGTCCGTGTTGGACTTCAAGAAGGCAAGGAGCGAGCCCGTCTTACGGAGCGCCGTGCTCACGCCAGAGGAGCCGCCATCGGCCTTCTGGTTGCAGAGCATGATCGACTCCATGTCGCGCTTCAGTTCGGCAGAACGCTTGGCAAGCTGGTAGGCCAGCTCCGAGCGACGGCCAGCCTTGTCCACCGACTCGAGCGTGCCCGAGAGGATGAGCGTCTTGCGGCTGACCTGCGTGTAGTTGCCGATACGGGTCGTCGCGCTGGTCGAGTCGTAGGACGACACGTCGTCGCCTTCGATCTGCGCGTTGGTCGTAGAAGCGGCGGCGAGCGAGTCCGTCTGCCACTCAAAGTAGGTGTTCTTGACGTTCTCGCGGCCGATGTTCGACATGAACGGCGTCTCTTCCGGCGAGATGTTGTAGATCACATTCGAGAGCGACTCTCGGATACCTTTGGCGCCGAAGGTATCGAACGTATTAGCGGTCTGACTCATTGTCCATTACTCCAAGAATTGTTCAAACACGGCAGCAGCGTCGCGCTTGCTGCCACTATTTGCGAGTCTTGAAAAAGCGGCCTTCGATGCGACGACCTTGGACGACTGCGGCGTGGAGGCGGCTCCGGCCCTCATGGGCTTGGCCTTCTGGATGATCTGCGGACGCATCTGATCGCGTTTGCTCATCAGCTGGTCGAACATCATCGCCTTGCGCAGCGCCAGGACGGCCCGGGCGTCGTAGATGTCCGAAATCTCCTCGACCGTAAAGCCGAGTCTTTCGGTGGCATATTCGACGATCTTCGCCTTCTCGGCGCGCGCCTTGTCAGCGTCGCGCCACTCTGGCATGGCCTCCAAGAGCTTGCTGCGTTCGGACTCGAGGGTCTTCTCGGCCTCCGCTCTCTCTTCCGCCTGCTGCTGCTCCACCAGAGCCTGCTTCTGGGACTGGACCCATGCCGCCTGCTCTTGCCTGGACCGCACTAGCTCGCGCTGTCTCACCCACTCGACCGGGTTCTCGGCGTAGAGCCTCTCCCAGTCAACCTCGGGCGGTTGCAGCGACTTGAGCGTGCCCTCCAGGGCTGCCAAGGTCTGCGCATACCGTTGCCGCTCTTCCCGCGCCAGGGCAGACTCTTGCTGTGCCTGTTTCCGGGCCTCAGCGATCGCCTGCGTCTTGCGCGTGTAATCCGCGGTGCGGGAGTAACCCTTCAGCAGCTCATCCAGCGGGACATCGACTTCTTCCCCGTCAACCTTGACGCGGAATGTCTGGCCCGGCTGGGGCGCCTCTTCGGCATCCTCCTCGCCTTCGGTCTGCTCGCCCTCGTCGGCGGACTCGCTTGCCGCTAACTCGGGCTCATCTTCCACCACGCCTTCCGTTTCGGGCTGCTCGTTTTCGCCTTCATCGGCGGCGAGCATCTGCTCGAAGACATCTTGCGTGGACTGTACGTTTCCCGGGGGTGTACCCGTGCCGGTAGTGCTCATAGGTCCATTATTCACCGTCTGCCAGAGATTTTGTCGATGTCTCGGTTGGCGATGGCGCCGTTGTCGATCACCACCCGCAGGTGACGCTGGATCTCGGCCAGGATGCCGACCGCGAGCCACAGACGCTCGCGCTCCTCTTGGTCGGCGGGCTTGCTCTGCCGCCATGCATCCATGTACCGGCGCTCGAGCTCGGCGAAGGCCTCGACCATGATGGGGTTCTCGAGCAGCTCCTTGGCCTGCACCCCCTTGCCGGCGTCGATGTACGGGTTGCGCTCGCTCAAGCCAGCAGCCCGGTCTTGGGGCGGTTCTTCATGGCGCGCTTCAAGAGCTTGCCGCCCTTGTCGGCCTTGTTGAACTCCTTGGCGACCTTCATCGGCACGCCCACCTTCTTGGCAAACTCCTTGGAGTGCGCGGCGGCTGCCATGAGGCGGGCTTGCTTGGCGGACTTGCTAGGCATCAGCGGTTCTCCTTCTGCTTTCGGTATCGGTCCAACAGCCGCCGCCCCTTGGCGACGGCGCTGGCCTTGTCTCCACGGTGCCCCCACGCCTCGAGGCTCAGCTTGAGGCGGGTCTTGTCGCCCTGCTCGTCCACCAGAAGCCCGGGCATGGAGCCCATTCGCGTCAAGAATGAACCCTTGCGGCGCATCTCCTGCGGCGAATCTGGCGCTCCCTTGACGGGCGCCTTCAGCGTGCCGCCGGTCTGCGCCTTGTACGACGCGCGCCCCTTGGCGTTGAGGCCGCCGCTCGGGTTCTTCCCGGCGGCGCGTTGCCACGCCGGCGTCTTCATCGGTACATCGCTGTCTTTTTAGCGACCGACCGTGGCTGCTTTACAAACTGCTTCCCCTGGGCCTTTCCGGCGCGCTTGGCGGCGGTGGTGCGCGCATATTCTTGCGGGGATAGCGCCTTGATGGCGGCCTCCGGCAGATATCGCTCGCCCGTCTTGCTCGAGGGCTTACCGGACTTAGTGCGCCAGTTTTGCGTGGACCAGTTTTTAAGAGACTGCTGCGGGGCTTTCATGGTCAGTCTTTGTATCCGCCGCCCGCCGCCTTGTACTTCTTGGCAAGCAGCTGCGCCTTTCGCGCCGACCACTCGCCTGCTTTAGTACCCTGCACGCTGGAGGATTTAATTCTGTTAAACAGGTTCTTGCGCATCGTGGGCTTCGTGTAGTTGCCCGCCGCGTTCACCGTAGACTTAGGCACAAAAGCCTCCTAGAAAGTATTGAACGATCCAAACCCAAAGTTTCTGGGTGATGCAGAATAACTCGGCATATATGGACTTTCCATATATGGGTAATTTTGCACCGGCGCCGACTGCACCGGCGTGTCCTGCATCTGCACCGGCATGATGGAATCAAACCCACCCATACCCATGTACGGCTGCGGCATCACATCTGGCGCATCACGGCGAATCTGCATCTCAGGCTGCTGCGTGACCGGCCCCATCTCGATGCGCTGCCCG